GTTTCCGCTGAGGGGGTGCCCGACTTTTGACCCCCCCCCGGGGGGTGGGTGGCGGGGGCGGCACGGCCGAAGGCGCGGGCGACGCCGCGGGCGGACTCGGTGGCGGTCTTCGCGTCGCTGCAGGCCAGGCACAGCGGCTGCACGTTCGCGTCGATGTCCTGCCCGCCTTCGGCCAGCGGCTTGATGTGGTCGCGGATGACAGCCTCGCTCAGCCGGCCATGCGCCATGCACTCACGGCACATCGGCTCGCGCTGGAACAGCTCGGCGCGCATCCGCTGCAGACGCCTGCCCGTGATGCGCTTGGGCGCGGCCACGGCCTTGACCCAGGCAGGCAGCGGGTGCGCGGCACACCGGCCGGTGCCGTCACGCACGAGCACGCCACAGCGGCTGCAGGGCTTGGGTGCGGCGGAGGGCATGGTAGGCGCAAGAAGCACCAAGCCCCGCGCGCGTTGCCGCGGCGGGGCTTGGTGAGGGGCACGAGCCCCGAGGTGTGGCAGCGCGCAGAGGGCAGAAGCCCCGAGCTTGCCGAACTCTAGCCGGGATCGTCTATGTTGCAAAAAATCGGCGCATGAAGCGCTGCAGCCAGCTGGCGGTGCGCTTCATCAATGCGCGCGTGCACGGTGCTGGGCGCGCACCCTACCCGCTCCGCATGCTCGGCCGCGCCCAGCTTGAGACAGTAGTGCGCCACGACCGTGTTCCGCAGCCGCATGCTCAGCTGCCGTATGGCCGAGTGCGTCTCGGCCGCATCGCCCTGCTTTGCCACCTTCAGCGTGGGCGTGGTGCCCGGCGATGGCGGCGACCAGCTCCGATCGAGCACGTTCACAGCCGGGAAGCCCGAGCCGTCACCCACCGTCACCACCTGCGCCCAGCGCTGCAGCCGCGCCTCGATGTCAGCCCTGCGAGCCATGCTGCCCCTGCGCTTCTGTGGCCTGCTCAGGCCAGATCACCACCCAGCACGCGCCGAAGCTCACCATCGCCTCGGCCACTGCCGCGTTGATCGGGTGCCCTGCAGCGAAGGGCGTGCCGACCACGTGCCCTGCCTCCATGGCCCAGAAGCAGTTCGGCTCACCGCCCAAGCCGCGGCGCACCAGCGCGAAGGCACTGCGGCCAATCTCCCCGGCCTTGCGTTGAATGGCCGCGTAGGTGTGCGGCATCGTCAGCTTGATCGCCTGAGCCTGACGGTCGATTTCCTGTCGGTTCGGCTTGGTTCCGTCCACCACGTCCACCCTTTCTATAGAGATCAACACACACTCGCAAAAGCCGCGCGCGCGTTCGTGCGCAGACGCCTGCACCCGCCCGCCCCTGCATCGAGGCGCCGCGATCGGCCATGCAGCGGCTCAGCCTGGGCCAACAGCGGCAACCCAAGGGCCGGTGCACTCCATGCGATGGCCGGACGGCCTGGACGGCCGCGCCTTGCCCGCGCCTGGTCGACAGCTGCGCTACGTCATAGGCCCGTGCAGCGATCTCCCCGCCACGGCGCCGCACCGGGGGCCGCGAATCGCGCCTCCCGCACCCGGTGTGCCCCGTCGCGTATCGAGAGCCGCGACCTTTTCCGCAGCCCGGTGCTGCGCTCGCTGGTCAGAACGGCTCGTCATCGCTGCCCTCATCCGGCCCGGGCGCCACCGTGGGCGCCGAGCCGGTCTCTGGTGATGCGCCTGGCGCCGGCGGCGCCAGGGGTGCATCGTCGTCATCCTCTGCGGGCGGCGGCCACACCTCCGGCCGCCGAAAACCCCGCCTTCGGCCACCACCACCTTCGCGGTGCTGCAGCCAGCCATAGGCATCGAGCCAGCTTCGGATCTGGCTCTCCAGTTGCGCGGTGCTCTTCGCAGGATCTGCCCCCAGCGCCTGGCACAGCTCAGGCATCGTCACGAAGGAGGTGTCCTGGGTCAGCTGGCTCGTGGCCCGCCCTTCCGTGGGCGATGAGCCCTCGCGGGTGAGCAGCTCGAACATGCGCGCCTGCACCGTGGTCTCGACCAGGCGCTGCCGTTGCTCCGGCACGAAGTAGGCTTCTTCTTCCTCATGCGTGGGGAAGTAGCGCTCGCCTGCAGCCCACAGCGCGTAGGCTTCGGCAAACAGCTGCTCGCGCCACCGCAGCAGCCACTGCAGGCGGATCCGCTGGTCTACCCACACGGGCCAGAAGCGCCGGTTGCCCGTCAAGTCATACAGGTAGGCGCGCTTGTTCGTCGTGCAGAAGATGACGCACTGCCGCGGGTGCGGCCGCACGAACTTGCCGTAAGCCCCGCGGTAGCGGTCTACCGTCGAGCTGAAGAACTGCTTCACCTGCTCGCTGTCGGCTCTGCGGAAGGCCGTCATCTCGCTCAGCTCATAGGCCCACAGGCCCTCGAGCTGCTCCATGCCGTCTTTGCCGTTGCCGATGTCGAAGTGCGTGTCGCTGAAGTGGGCCTTGCCCACCAGCACCTCGACGAAGGTGCTCTTGCCCATGCCCGTCTTGCCCTCGAGCACAGGGCTGTAATCGAACTTGCAGCCCGGCTGCATCACACGCGCCACCAGGCCCATGAGCATGTAGCGCCCCATCAGGCCCAGGTACTCCTGGCGCCTCGGGCCCACCTTGGCCGGGTCCATGCCCAGCGCGTGCAGCAACCACTTCTTCAGCCGTGGGCGGCCGTCGTGCCTGATGGTCTTGAGCCAGTCGCGCAAGGGGTGGAAGCGGCTGCCGTCGGCCACCGTCTGAATGGCCTCATCCAGCGCCGCGCGGCTGGCCGCCTTCAGCTTGTAGGTGCGGCTGAGCCACTCGCCGAGCCGAAGGTCGTCGTTGTCGGCCACCAGGCCGGCATCCTCGCGCCAGGGCCATGGCCGCACCGTGCACAGCGCGTTGGTGAGGTCGTTGTACGCCAGGCAGCCCACAAGCGCAGGCGCCTTGTTCAGCGCCGCCATCACCAGGTTGCGGTTGACGCCGATCTGCCAGATCTCGCAATCCATCTTCGCGGCGATGTACTCGAGGTGTTCCTGGAAAGCGTCGTCAGGCGCGCCCGCTTCGGCGGCATCTGCGGCCGGCTCACCTGGCGGCCCAGGTGGCGTGGCATCGCCGCTGGCCTTGGGCTTGTCGCCACCGGCCCAGGCAGGCAGTGCATAGGCCCCCGCAAAGAGCCCCAGCACGCGCTCGCCGTCCCACCCTTCGGCCACGGCATCGCCGCAGTCCCAGCCGTCGACCACCGCGCCCGGCTCCGGTATCGGCAGCAGCTGCACGGTGCAGCCGTGCTCTGCGCGCAAAGCCGCACCGATGCCCAGCATGGCCTGCATGCCGGGCTGCTTGTCGGCGGGCAGCACCGGCTTGCCGGCCTGCAGCACCAGCTGGGCGGCCTTGTCGGGGCAGCCCTGCCGCTCGGCCGCTGTCAGCGGCTCGCGCTTGGCATCGCAGTCGGGCCAGCACAGCACGTGCGCGCCGGCCAGCCACGACCAATTGGCCTTCTTCCAGGCCTTGCTGCCACCCGGCCACGACACCACGCAGTACACGCCCGGCGCGAAGCCATCCAGCAGCGCCTGCAGTGCGTCGGCCTTCTTCTCCCCCTCTACCAGAACCACCGTGCGCCCTGCAGGCCGGCGCGCGCCGGGCAGGTACAGCGGGCGCGGCACATCCCACTGGCGCCACTTCCAGCAGCTGGCGCCGTCTTTCGAGCTGGTGCACCAGGTGCGTGGCAGCGGGTCTTTGCCGCCGTCGCTGGTGCGGAAGCGCACCACGTGGCCGTGCAGGCCGGCGTCATCGCGGTAGGCCGCGACGTGCTCGATGTCTTCCTCGCGCCGGGCGTAGTGCTTGAACGTGGCCGCGGGGGCGTGCTCCGGCACCGGGCTCACCGTGGTCCAGCCCTCATCGGCCGCAGGCTTCTTTTCCGGCGCAGCCGCAGGCGCCGCGCGTTTTGGCGCCGGCGGGGGTGCAGACGCCTGCGCAGCAGCAGGCGCCAAGCCGAGTTCGGGCATCAGCTCGCGCGCCGCCACGACGCGGTCTTTGCCGTAGACCGCGCAGTACAGGTCGAGCAGGTTCTTGCCACGCTCGCCGCTGGCGAAGTCAGACCAGTAACCCTTGACCAGGTTGACGCTGCAGCTGCGCCCCTCGCCGCCCGACAGATCGGCGCAGACGTACTCAGGCCCCACCTTCTTGCCGCCGGGCAGCCAGCTGGAGACATAGCTCTCGGCGCTGTGCAGCAGCGCGCGCTCGACGGCGTCGAAGTCGATCGGCGTGTACCCGCCGTTGCGTTGAGACATGGAACCCCGGCCTACTGCTCAGCGAACAAGGCAGCTTGCTGCCCACCGCCATGCAGCGCGGCCGACAGGCTGTGCAAGGCCTCGTGCACCGAGCTGCCCGGTGGCGGCACGCCCAGCACCCGAGGCCGCCCCTGCGCCACCACCACCAGCGCCCGCGCGGCCAGCAGCCGGCTGGCGGTGTAGCGCGCCACGCCAAAGCCCACCTGGGCGCGCGCGGCAAGGTCCTTCACGGCAGCAGGGCCCTGCCCCGCTGCCTGCACCAGCGCCTCGGCCACCGGGCCGTATGAACGTGCAGGCCGACCCCGCATCAGGCCCCACCCTCGCGCCGGCCGGCCAGCTTGAGCAGCGGCCAGTTGTCCCGGTTCAGGCTGAAGCCGTCGGGCATGTTCGTGGCCACCGGCCGGCCATCAGGGCGCAGGTACTCGAGGTGCGCCACCGCGGCGCCATTGCGCAGCATCGGCTCGTGGTAGTCCACGTCGCGCACCACGCACAGGCGGCCCATGGGCGTGCGGTACACGGCAGCCGGGTCTAGCCGAGGCGGCAGCGCGCCCGATACAGCGCGCGCGTTCATGCCGCCCTCCGGTTGCGCTGCGCCTGCAGCTCCTCCATCAGCGTGACGCGGCTGTCCTGCGCCAGCCACTGCACCAGCACCGTGTTGCCCAGCACCAGGCAGGAGATGCCCGCCTTGCGCGCCGGCAGCTCGCGCCGCGTTTCATGCACGCTGAAGTAGTCCGAGCAGTGGCTCACGTAGCTGTCGGTGAGCTCGGCAAAGGTGCGCAGCGTGATGCGCGGGTTGCGCAGCTTCCACGCCAGGCGGCAGGCATGGCGCCAGCTCTTCAGGCCCATCACCACCTCGGGCGGCACCACCAAGCGCTGGGGCTGCACCACACCACCCAGCAAGGGCAGCGGCAGCGTCAGGCGATCAATAGATTTCATGGGCTTACCCGTTCCCTTACCAGTTGAATCTGGCCGAAGCTGTAGGCATGCAACCGCATCGCATGGCCGGCTCAGCCGAAGAAGAAAAAGCCCCCAGCCCGAAGGCCGAGGGCGAAGCCGTCCCGGCCGCTCAGGGAGGAGGCAGCGGCCACCGGGTAGGCCGGCACCAACAGGACGGAAGTGACAACCGCATGGCGGTTAGGTGGGCGCCCTGTCTGGGTTACGCTGGCGGTCCCCACGACTACCAGCCCCAGGAGGGCGCCCATGAACTTGAACCAGAACCCCGGCGGCTTCAGCCCGGCCGAGAACTTCATCTGCGGCACGCTAGAAGCGCAGCGCGTGTGCATGCTTACGCTGCTCACGTGTGTCGACAGCTCACTGGCACCCATCACGGCAAAGCTGTTGGCTCAACGCGCGCGGGAGACTCGCCAGCAGCTGCCTGTGGCAATGGAGAGGTACTTCGATCCGGTGATCGAAGAAGCCCTTGCTCGGCTAGAAAGACCGTCCACGGATTCCGAGCAGCAAAGCGAGCCGCGATCTGGCGGTCCCACTTAAGGACGCGCTCGGATTCTTCCCGATGGCGCCGGCGCGCCTTGTATCGGGGCACCAACGCGTTACGCCGCATGGCCGGCCTCCGTGGTGGTGGCCGGCTGTGCGGCCTGGTTGAGGGGCGCGGTGGGCGCGGGGATGGGCGGGCGCCCCACGTGCGATACGCTGCCGTTCGTCACAACCGCAACCTCACGCACGGGGGCCCCCATGGCAGACAGAGAACAACTTCTTCGAGACCTGACGCACAAGGACGAGCCCATCGAAGTCGGGCAGCGGGTCTACTACACCCTCGTCAGGCCGCAGAGCGAACGCACCGCTGGGCCAGCGCCGAGCGAGGAAGCCATCCGCACCGCAAAGCTCGTGGCCATGCTCGTGCAGCAGCTGGCGCAGGCGGGCCACATCAGCGCCGATCAGCTCGACGCCTGGCTGCTGCACGCCGTCCAGTAGCTCCAGCAGCCAAGCCAGGGCCAGCAGGCGCACGGCGGGGTCGAATCCGTCGTGCTCTGCACGCCAACGGTAGCCATCGGCACCAAGAGCCATGGCTTCGCGCCCGCTGGGCATACCGCCAAGGACCATCGCCATGAGCGCGCGCAGGCGGTTCAGCTGCCAGGTGGCGGGCGTGGCAGTGGGGCTGCGGTCAGACATGGCTGGCCTCCGAGGTGGTGGCCGGCTGTGCGGCCTGGTTGAGGGGCTCAGCCGCTGGCGCGGCGGGCGGCTTCACGGTGCCGCCGGCCAACTCGATGAGCTTCAGCGCCGGGTACGCGCCGATCTCCTTCGTCTTGCCGCTGGCCAGCCTCGACACCGATGGCTGCGACAGACCGATCGCGTCTCCAAGGCTCTTCGTCGTGTAGAGGCGCCGCTCGAGCAGGTCGCGGGCGATCTCGCAGAGATTGATACCTTGATGCATAGGCCCACATGATACGGCCGCGCATCACCTTTGCAAGCCCTGGGCGCCAAAATGCACCGATGCATTACCGGCGCTCAGTTGATCCGCGTGACCGAATCCGCGAACTGCGTACCCTTCGGGGCTTCCGCAGTGATCGTGCTTTGGCCACTGCAGCGGGCCTTGAACAGCCGACGCTGTCGCGCTACCTCAGCGGGAAG